GGGCTTATCATCTACGAGCATGACGGAGTGTATAGAACCAACGACGGTTCCGGCAGTGCGTATATAGCACGCAACCTTCTTCTTGGACAGCAGTCAGGGTGTTATGCAGTTGCAAAGGAACCCTACTGGAGAGAGAAGCTTCACGACTACGACAACCAGTACGGTATCGCAACCGGACTGATCTACGGTTTCGCAAAGACAGCCTTCAACAGCGAGGACTACGGAACTATCTGCCTGTACGCAAACGCTGCGTCAGACTAAGGGAGGTCTTGCGGATGTTTAGGAGATTCTCATTTGCTGAAATAGTGGTGGTGGCGGTGATATTTGCCGTCGCCTCCTTCGGCATGGCAACAGCGGCAACAGTTGACGTTACGCTCGGCGACGAGGCAGACAACATGCTTGTCTGGATGATGAACGGCTATGACACCACCGGGAATGCGGAGGACTGCTTCACTGCCTTCATGAAGGGACAGTGCGGTGATTTTGTTATCGACGGAGGAGACAATCAGACTGCGGACACCATAGCCGCAGGGGAAGACGGAGTCTACACCGTCACTGTGTCTCTTGAGACCAACGACGGCGAACGCCACTACTGGTATAACGGAGACATAAAGGCCGCCGTTACAGATGATAACGAGGATGGGGAGTGTACCGTAGCGGTGGGTGACGCTACTCCAGCCATGGACGACGGAACATGTATCATAACCATAACCGCTGCGTCCTCGGATAACTGGGCAGCGGCCGACGTTATAACCCTTACTCTCTCAGACCCTGATACTACAGGGTTCGGAGGGTGGACTGCGGATAATGACACCGTAACAGTAACACTTGAGGACTAACGACACTGGAGGGGCTTTATGCCCCTCCTTTTTTCATATGGAGGTGGAGGCATGGCAACATCAGTAAGCACCATCCTGACCAATGTCAGGTACAAGATAGTCGACCCTGACTCCGTTAACTTCACTGACGCAGAACTTCTTGTCTATCTCAACGAAGCTGACAGGACGATACGTAACCTTATAGCCTTCCATGCTCCCCAGTTCCTTGAAACTACAGAGACAGGAACGGCTGATTCCGACAACTACATCATTACCCTTTCCAGCTATGCCACGAAGATGACAGACGTTAAGATAGACGGAAAGAGTATTCCGATGATAAGCAAGGCCGATATTTCGGACATAGATGACGAGGGCAAGCCGAGGGGATATTTCATGCAGGACTTTAACACTCTCCGGCTTTATCCCATTCCCTCGGATACATACTCCTACACGGTGATGTACGTTCCCAACTACGAATCACTCGATTCCACGGATGATCTGAGGTATCCGGAAATGCTGGATGACCTGCTTGGCGAGTTCATAGTCCTCCGCTGTATAGCACGAGACGAGGGCAGTCCCACCATAGAGGCCGAGATGTTCAAGAACTGGAGGGGGCAGATAGCACAGCTTCTTTCAAGCTTCGGATACAACGAGGGAACCGTTCGGGGATATTATCACAGCAGTCCTGTGACTGACGATTACGGGGTGGTCTAAATGAGAAGCGGAGACCGCAACAGCAAGCCCTTCGACATTGACGTCCCCATCCCTGTCGGAGGAGTCAACACGTCCCTGTCGGTCTCGGACATTGCGGATAACGAACTGTCAGCAGGGCACAACACCTGGATAAACAAGTACGGGCAGTTTGAGACGAGACCGGGCTTCGAGAAGGTCACCGATTCAGGAACGGGCGAGGAGATAACCGGAGGCTTCTACAGTTCCGTGGAGAGTGAGAACCTTGTCGCCTCCGACGGACATCTCTACTCCTTGAACGTGACCACGGGAGCATTGACCGACGAGGGGGCACTGAGTTCGACATCGAGCGTGGACATGTGCGACTACAACGACGGTGTAGCGGTAGCAAGCGGTGGAGTCCTCCAGCAGTACAAGGAAGGGACCCTGTCGAGCATATCCCCCGATGATACAGCACTCCCCACTGACACGAAGTATGTGGAAGCGTACATGCGGAGACTGTGGGCCTGCGGTGACCAGTCAATAAGCTGGACAGGTGCTGAGAGCTGGACGGACTGGGGAGGTGCAGGGCTTACAGGAGGCCAGCTTTATGTCGAGAAGAACGACGGTTCCAGCATAACGGGACTGTCTCTGCTTGACGGCGAACCCATTATATTCAAGGGAGGCCCCAACGAGCGTCAGAGCATACACCATCTCACGGGAAGCGTACCCGACGACTTTGCAGTCCTTCCCATAAGCAGTGGGACTTCCTGCCTTGCGGGGCACTGCATAGCCAACGTGCAGGGTGACATAGTGTTTCCGGGAGTCGGAGGAGTCTATACACTCTCCATGATCCGTGACTTCGACAACCCGAGGTCTTTCCCCCTTTCCCTGAAGGTAGACTCCCTCTACACAGCATATACGCCCCTGTGGTCTGCATTTGACGCAAAGAGGGGCCTGTACTACCTGCTTACGTCAGGATATCTCTTCGTGTGGCACACGGGAACGAAGGCATGGAACGTGTGGGACATAAACGCGTTCACTCCCAAGGTCGCATGGATGGGAGACTCTGACAACCTGTATATCGGTGCGGATGACGGGCACGTCTACAAGTTCAACGATTCCATCTACACAGATGCAGGGGAATCCTACACGTGGGACTTCACCACCAAGTCATTCAAGTTCAGTGCCGGCAACGTTGACAAGCTGTTCAAGTGGCTCTACCTCGACTATGTCCCCCTCGGCGATGGAGGGGTGACAGTCAACTACAGGAGCAACTATGGCCAGACAGAGGAACACAGCAAGAACATATCTCTGACCAGTACTGACCTTGTGGGCTGGGACGGTTCATTCTGCTGGGATACCGCAGGAATAGGCTGGGACATGAGCAACTATGTCAGCAGGCGTCAGAGAATGAACTTTCGTTCAGGGAATATACAGATACAGGTTGCAAGCACAGCACCATTCCGGCTTGTCTCATGGGGCGTAGCAGGTGCGGTGCTTGGGAGAAGCAGACGCACGTGGAATTAGGGAGGTGAAGGCATGGCAAGATCAGTACCCAATGTAATAGCGGAGGGCGAGACTCCCGCAAGAAGTTCGAAGATGAATGCAAACCTGAGTTATCTTGCAGGTGAAATAGATGATGTAGAGGATGAAGCGTTGCAGAACGTTATAGAGGACACTACGCCGCAACTTGGCGGCAACCTCGACGTTAATGGCAAGACCATAACCAGTGCGAGTGACGGGGATATTGAGATAGACCCCAACGGTACTGGAACAATTATACTCGGAGCAACACTTACCACAAGCAGTAATGGAGATATTACGCTGTCACCTGACGGTACTGGGACAGTGAAGGTTGCGTCGAATTTTGATGCTGACGACAATGAACTCCTCAATATCAAGAGAGTTTCGTTCGAGGATTTTCATGACCTTGGTAACAGCGGTAACTCCATAGAGGTTGACCTTTCTCAGGGGCAAAATTTCATACTTACACTTACAGATGACTGTACTCTTACCGTGACCAATGCTGACATTGGAGGTTACGAGTTCTTTATAAAGCAGAACGCTACAGGTGAATGGACTTTGTCACTGCCAAGCGGATATTGGTCAGGCGGGGAAGCATATGTTGCAACTACAGATGCTAATGCAGTTGATAGAATATTTGGTAAGTGGGATGGAACTAACTGGTGGTGGAGTGTAATAGGTCTTGACTTCAGTGTCCCGAGTTGAGGTGATTAGACATGGGATGGAATGATGAGTGGAGTGTAGGTGTTGGGTACTCTTCAGGCGATATTAGAAGGCATGAAAGTAACGTCTACAAAGCAAAATCTGATGTTAGCAGAAATTTTATATATCCAGACAGTGCAGATGGATGTACAAATCCTGAAAATGCAATTGATGGTAGTCTGACTACATACGCATCATTGTCAAAATCGCAATCTTCGGGGATGGGAATACTAATCGAAAAACTTTGGGGGTACTTTTCTTCAGCAAAAGATTTAGATGCAGTTTTGTGTACTGTTGAGTATTCAACAGAAATCACGGGAGATGATTATTCCTATTCGTGTGACTATGATTTATTCGTGCGTAATGGTTCGACTACGTATAACCTTACAAATTTTACTCCTCCTGAAGATACAAAGACTGAGATTTCTATTTCAAGCATCAGTACTGATAGCGTAACGAGCATGGCGTGTAATACAG